GAGAGATCAGAACCTACAAATATCGAGAGGATCGATCCGGGATGGTTTATGACGAACCTGTAAAGTTTAATGATCATGCATTAGATTCTCTACGCTATGTGGCCTATTCCCATTTCGGACAGCGGCGCGCCGTATCCATCCCGCGGGAGTGGCTCTCGTTTGGAGGCGCGCGATGAGTCTAATAACCTGGTTGTGGCTGGCAAACATCGGTTTCATGTTGTTTGCAATCGTATTATGTCTCGTGATAGGATGATAAGATCATGGCAGAACCCGAATCGCGTGTAATGCGCGGCACAAAAGCCGAAGGCGAAGTATCGTTCCAATCGAGCAGGAACGCTTATACGGCCCCGGCAATCACCCCGGAATCGGCACGGAACTATTTTGAGCAGAACATCCATCTGGCAACCCAGATTATCAACCTCATACCCCAGGTGTTCCCAGGGGCGCCTGATATCTATGTTGAGGACCGCGACCTCGAACGAGTCGATGATCTCTCAAAATGGGTTGCTCGTGTTGCAGAGAATGTCGGTATATACCCGAGCATGAAGATCTCCTGGATCGATACCATGAGTCATGGATGCAGCGTTAAAAGCGCCGGATACACGTATCGCGGCGGCAGGTATGAGATCACCGAGATCCGGGACCTGCCCGCGATCACGTTCAGGCTACCGCCGCGATTGCCAGGCATACTGTTCCAGGCACCTGCAAACCCGCTCATGCCAGGCATTGTGTGGGACGCCGAACAGAAACGTGTTCGCGTGTTCCAGACTCTTGATGACGCACTCACCGTCCAGGAGATCAAGAACTTCTCCATCATTCGCGACCCGAGCACCCCCTTCCCCTCGGGCCGAGCCTACTGTCTGCCAGCGTATCACGTGATCAGCGCCATCGACCACGCCAACCTCGCAGCCGATCAGCAGGTGCACCGGGTCGGCGCGCCACTGATATTCCCGCAGATCACGGAGACCATTACCGAAGACCTGCGTGCCTGGGGCGATAACTTTGTCCGGAAATGGGGCAAGGACACCGGATTCGTGATACCGCCCGGCGTGGCGTTCCCGGACGTCAAGATCCGTGAATCCACCACCGCTGCCGACAGGCTCAAAATGCTTGTGGCCTGGCTGGAATACTATTTCAATCCTACAACCGTCCTGAAGACCGGTTCCGGCACCACTATTGGCGCCAGTGATTCTGGTGCGATGCGGGTCTGGAACAATTTCATCGGCGGCACCCAGGCCTGGATCGAGGAACAATACGAAACGTTTCTACAGCCTCTGCTCACTGCAAACGGGTATGATGACCTCAATGTCAGAATCCAGCTCACTCGACCCGAATTAGATCGATCAACTGCAATCGTTGACCAGATCCGGGTCGGCATCGAGGGGAAGGCGCTTACACGTGAGGATATCAGGCGCAACCTTTCAGAGCTGATCCTGGGTGAACTCACTGACGAGATCCGGGCGGAACTCGACGCGACATATGCTGCAGCGCCACAAATGGTCTTTGAAAACCTTGCCGGGTTCAGTCGAAAAGAAGAGGCCTCGATCTCTGCTGCAGAACGCAAGATCGAGGCCGCGAACCTTGCCAGTCTGCGTGCGATAGAGAAGATCCTGGAAAAGAGTACCTGAATGCCTACCCCTGAAGACCAGATAGATGAAATCTTCAAACTGAGACAGGAAGCGATAGCTGCAGCACTCATCGAGGAAGCCGAGAGTCTGGTCCCAACGGCAGTAGTAACCACCTACAACGAATTGTCAAAACTGCAGAAAACCAGGTTCACCCGGCAAATCGTTGATGGGATCACCGAACAGCAGATCGCTGCCTACAGGGCGCAGGTGGAACGCGGCGGCACCGATATTGTCGAACGGGTTGTCGCGGACCTTGGTGACGGCAGGGTTGCAGTCTCAACCCAGAAACGGTTCAAACCGTGGCTGGACGACATGACGGCGCGGGACCGTGAAGAGGTCTTGCGCATCATCGGCGAAGGCCAACGCACAGGCATGCATCCGCGGAAGATCGCAGACCAGTTAAGTCAGTATTTCGAAAACACCAACCACAACGCCGTCACAGCAGCGAGAACCGAGGCACAGAAGATCCGAACCGACGCCAGGGTTGCGACATACGCGAAAACAGGTGTAGGATATCTTGAATATATTGCTGTAAACGACGAACTCACCAGGCCAGACCATGCGGCCAGGGACGGCAAGATCTACCCTATTGACAAAGCGCCATGGCTTGGTGAACCCAATTGCAGGTGCACCCTGGTTGATGCAGATTACAAGGTGAGCGAACGCGGTGCAAAAGTAGAGGAATCTGATATGGTAATCCTGGACGCAGAGGCGATAGAATCGTGAGCAAATCTCCTAAACTGACACCGAAACAGATCAGGGCAATCAGAAACAATATTGATCTGTTCCCAGCAGAGATCATGAAACTGCCTGAATTCGCAGGCACACAAGTGTCCCGGCACACGATCCGGAACTACCAGACCAGAATCAAAGGTGAGATCATGCCTATGGATGACGAACAATTGTTATCATTGTTGAGACAATATATATCCCGTCACGGGCTGCCATCAAAATTCCACGGCCCGAACGGGGTCATAGGGTTTATGACCTATCTGGATACCACAATCAAATTACGCGCAGCAGAATCGTCGGATAAGAAAATCACTCAGTAATATCTCTCAAATACCAAAAATATTGGCAATCGCAATATATTTGAGTGAGGCGATACGAGTATATCTCATGCCCGTGATGGGTGCAGCGGCAACAGACAATTTTAGGGCTATTCACGATGTTACACTCCAGAGGCTTGACGTGTTCCACCCGAACAATGGCAGACCCGTGTTCTATGATGCAGAACCGTTTGCTGCAACAGTTGATCGATGGAACAACGTCCCGGTAATCTACGCTGTAATCGATCCAGGCGAATCCGCAGAACATCCCCGGTTTGAAGACGTAAATTCCGGGACACTGCCTGAGAAGTTCCGCGTTGTCGGCCGCGTGTCGGGGGCGCATCTCGCAGATACCGGTGAAGCCGCACTCAAAGGGTCTATCCAGATCTCAGATCCCGAGATTGAAGAGAAAGCGCGTTCTGGCAGGCTTTCGATCTCGACAGGACTCTCGTCTCCAGAAGTGCCGGACCCGAGACTCCCCGGGGCGACCCGGATCGCAGGCCCAGTTATCCCAAACCACGTCCTCATATTCGATCGCGGGACCTGCCAGAACTGTTACCCTAACGATCACGGAGCAATGTTTCATAATCTAGAACAGGAGCCAGAAATGGACGACGAATCAAAGGGATTGTTAAAAACAATCGCCGACGCGCTAACACGGCGCGACCCTCCAGCGGTGCAGCATGTCAACCTGGAGGAGTATGAGACCCTGAAAAAGAATCTCGAATCGGCGCAGGCACAGATTGCAGAACTCTCAAACCTCCAGGCAGAGGTTGCAACTCTCCGTGCTGAGAAGGAATCGGCAATAAAAGACGCCAAATGGGCGGCAATGAAAGTCAACCTGCCTGCCGGATGGCTCGGTGAGAAAGAGCCCGAGACCCGGAACGAGTTTGAGGCCGATCCGGGCGCGTTTGCGCTGAAACTGGTCGAGTTCAAAAACGCACAGCCCCGGGACCAGACAGCAGAAGGCAATACGTCTGCGGCATCCCCGGACTGCGGGTGCAGCGAGGAGCAGAAATTCAAGAACATGGCTGCCGAAGTCGCTAAATCGACCGGAATCCTGTTCGTGTGAGGTGTAAGAACCATGGCATATTTAGCAGGAGAGTTTTTCGGCACAGCGCGTGTCCAGAAATACACTGCAAGTGCAGCTATCTCACGGGGCGCTGTAGTCACAATCACCCCGGCGGCCTCGCCCACTGCAGCAACATGTGCAGAAGCGGGCGCAGGCCCGTTTGCAGTTGCAATCGAGGACATCGAGAACGGTGCTGTCGGCAGGTTTGTGACCAAAGGCGAAGTCGCAGTAGACTGCAGCGGCAACTGTTATACCGGCGCGATTGTAACCGGCAGCGGCGGCAAGGTCAAGGCCTGCACCACAGACCCATCCGGGAACTACATCAAACCGTTAGGCAGGATGGTTATCGGGGCGGCAAGCGGTAATGTTGGTGTTGTAGACGTGTGGGGGACATAAAAATGACTGACATTGGAGTTCTTGGCAAGGTCCAGATCGAGGGCACCTGGACGCAGAAACGGCTGATTCTGCCTGTGATCCAGGCGGCGCTTGAACGCACACCACTGGCATCACCGGCAATTGGGCCGACAATGACGTATGCAAAACTCAAGGGCACGATCCCGCTGCTTGGACCCGTCCCGGTACAGTCTCAGCTCGACGAGTTTGAGCATGCAGTTGCAGGCGGCGGACTGCCGTCCGGATTCGATATCGAGGTGCTCAAGGACCGTGTAATCCTCTACGTCTCTGACGAGGCAGAGATCGAGAGCGATGTCGGCGACCCGATGAGCCTTCAGCAGAACGCAGCAGCAGGCGCATTAACTGCGAACCTGAACAAACTGATTGCAGAGAAACTCAATACCACGCCACAGGTTTATGGGTCTGGCGGAAACCTTGGAAACTGGTCTTCTTCCAAACCTACCCTGGCAATAGGCAAGATGGCTGCCAAGATGGGCGTCCACAGACCGACAGCGATCGTAATGGGTACCCTCGCAGGCGCGTATTATGCCGATGCTGTCGGGGACAAGGTTGCACTCGCAAACCTATCAGAATGGCGTGGTGCAGTCTCAATCCATCCGATACTCAATATCCCGGTATTCATCAGCACCGATATCGACAACCTCGACGATACTAGCGGCAACAGGTATGTGTTCGCGTCCTGCAACACTACCCCAGGTGTAGTGACTGTATTCTCGAAGATCAAGGCCCGGGAATACGATGTTCCGGAACTGGGAGCAAGGGCATACCAGTACGATATCTGGAGATCCCCGTTCAGCAATATCCAGCAGACCAGCAGCAAAAACCTTGGCGTGATGTGGGGCTACATGACGGAGAGCTAATCTCTCCTGTCCTTTTTGGAGGCATGTATGGTCTTCACGCCGTGCAACCGGTATGGAGTTGCCGGAACAATCGATGACGAGGGGCGGCATGTTGTCAGCGGCGATATACTTCATGCTGTCAGGCAAGGGTTGGCGTTTCGGTTCTCGCACCAGTTCACGTCCGTTGCTGCTGCCGGGACTGCTGACATCCTTCTCGATCCTTCTGCCAACAATGCTGCGACTGTGCTCCGGGCTGCAGTTGATATCGAGACCAGTGTCGATTGTTCGGTAGGGATCTATGAAAATCCCACGGCATCCGCACCGGGCACCGAGATAATCGCCTACAACCTGAACCGGAACGGCGACCCTAGCATGAATAGTGTCGGTGCAGTCTATCACACGCCGACAGTTTCTGCAGCAGGAACACTTGCCGCCCCGGTCACTCATATTGCCGCGGCTCTTCCCACGGATATTACCTGGCAGGGCGTTATGGGTGACGTCGGAGCAGGAGATTCAGCCCGATCTGTATTGCCGGAAATCTATCTTAACCGGGCAAAAAAGTATCTCATCCGGGTTACGAACACCGGCACGGTCGCAGGGACTATCACAGTCTCTGGACGACTGATCCTGGAACCAAACTACTACGAGGGATAACTGTGTCAGAATCGTTCGCCAGCCAGTTCATGACCGAGGAAGAAAAACGGGCAATGCTGGCCCATGACCCGCAGGCAGCACAGGCACTGCATAACGGGCCGCGTGACGGGTTCGCGCACAACTGTTACCTGGGGGGTCTTGGCATGTTTTTCCAGAAGACTGTGAAGAACACAATTATCGAGAAACTGCTCAAAGAGGCGTGGGACGGGTGTCTGAGATACAAAAGTGCGGGCAACAAAAAAGCGTTCCGCGAAGCCAGGAAAAATCCAGAGGCTGTATTTGTGTATGACGATCCGCTGTTGGCATGCCTGAACTCAGTGCTCAAAGAGAGCATTGTCACGCACCACACCGACAACGATGCTGTCCGGAAACAGCAGTTACTGTTCTGGGCAACTGATATTGGGCTTACACTGCTGAATGAAGACATATACTACCGTGCCAGAGCAAAACTGCATCTCAAAGACATTATCGATGCGCTTGCAGACCATCCGGAATGGCTTGAACTGTCGCCGGTAGAATCTGAGAACATCCGGCGGTGGAACAAATGATCATTATATCCAGGAGGGGGTCCTGATACCGACCAGCGGCAACGTTAAGGCACTGGTTCCAGTGCTGACACCGTTCACAGCAACCGACGAACAGATTGTTTTGCTATTCCCGCACGCGGTAGACGAGTTCACAGCAGACGATCCAGGATGCAGCGAGACCGCAGCAACCCGTGCGCTAGCCTATCTCATCGCGCACTATCTTTCAAGCGGCACGGGGCAAACGGGTATCCAGAGCGAGAAGATCGACGATTACAGTTACACTCTTGCAGAAGGGGCAGCATCCACCTCGCAATGGTATGCAATGTACCAGCATCAGATATCCCGGTGCAGAGAAGCGCGTGCAGCGATTCTTGTGACCGCGCTTGACGGTATTGATCGCGAAGACACGGTTACGGGATTGCAGCTGGATCAAAACCCGGTGCCTCGCATCAGGCGGGAACGATGTTTATGAATGGCGATACCACTGCAATGGGTCTAATCCTGGAAACGAGACGCGACGTGGCCTGGATTCGTGAAACTCTAGAAGAGATCAAACGGTCTAACGTGATCCTGGAACGCCGCATTGCAAACCTTGAACACCAGCAAAGCAAGTGGATTGGCAGAGACGGCGCGATTGCAGCACTGATCTCAGCTACGGTCGCGGTGCTCACGATCCTGGTGGCGGTGGCGTTCCGATGAGTCTGGCAGGACTGCTTAACCAGACCGTACAGATCAAACGGTTTGTCGGGACCGATTACACCGGTGACCCGGAGTATACCGACCCGATCACCCACCCTGCCAGGATCTCATACAAGGCGCATCGTATACTTACCGCCACTGGTGAGGAACGGCCCTCGTATGCCCGGATAACTGTGACGATAGAGGTCGGCGATTCAGATCTGGTGATCCTGTCAGATGGGGTGGAACGCATACCCCTCCAGGTATCTAGAGTATATGACCGTCTTGGCAACTTTCATCATTCGAGTATAGATGTATGAGGAGTAAGTTATGACAAATCGAGCAGCAGGAGAGATCTACAGGACCACCTCGATAATCTCACAGACATTCGGGGAAACTGTAGCGGATGCGTTCGGACTGGTCTTCTACCAGAAATCGGACGGAAAACTGTATAGAGCGCAGGCAAACGCACAGGCAACAGTTTCTGGGAAACTGTTTATCTGCCTGGATGCAGCAACTGTAGCAGATAAAACGGGCAACGTCCTTGCCCAGGGCATTGTTGAAAAAACCGGGTGGTCGTGGACGGTTGGGGGGCTCGTCTACGTCTCCCCGACCACGGCCGGCGGCCTGACACAGACCGTGCCTGGCGGATCAAACAAGATCCGGCCGGTAGGTTACGCAGTGGCTGCAACCCAGATCGATTTCAGGCCAATGTGGGGCACTGGAGCGACGTATAGTGTTGATATCACCGGTATTTCTGGTGACGCTACTGGTAATGTTCTTGTAAGGGGCCCGACCGGGTGGGGGGGGTACAGCGCCGCCACCAATCATCCGATCCTGCCAGTTCTGCCTAACCGCGTGCTCCGTACCCAGGATACAACCGGCAACGAGCTCGAGATCCACCAGGTATGGATTCCGTTTTTCAAGACTGCGGGGTTCACAGATCCGAGCCTCAACAACATCCTCTGCGGCGGGTTCTGGGTTGACAAGTATCAGGCATGCCAGCCAGCAGCGACCTCTAACTCACGCGGCGGATTAGAACCTAACAACCCCGGTGCAGGAGTTGGTGCAGCGTGCAAACCTCATGTAGTGCCGTGGACTGATATCGATTGGGATCATGCGAAAATCGCGATAGAGAACCGAGGTGGTGCTGCAAATAAAGCAACCGGGACTTGCACTACTATTGCAGGGGATTATCCAAAATCGGAATTCCTGGTCTCTAACATCGCCCATCTGGTCGGTAGGCATATCGAGATCGTTCAAAATGGGGTAACATATTATTGCAGAATCATTCAGACCGGTAAGAATGATGAAGCAAAATATGTTCGTATATACCCGGACCTTCCGGCAGACATTTCAGGCAATGAGATATACACCATCATCGGTCACCATATGGTCACACCGTATGAATGGTTCTCTATGGCCGCATGGGCAACCACATTCCGGTATCAGCATGGGCTCGGGTATCCAAAAGGCAACAACGATTGGGGCAAGGATATCGGAGATACGCGCGCAGTAATGTTTGAAGGGTTATCAGATCCGGTTCGTTATGGTTATGATAACCATGCGAAATCACGGTGTCTCACAGGCAGCGGGCCTCTATCATGGTCATTGAACGGTCGCGCGGATGGGGTCTGGGATCTGAACGGGAATGTTTGGGAGTGGACATTCCAACAGGTGTTTACAGATGGGAGCAGTATGAAGATCAGTCCTGGGTTCCCAGGGGAGAACACTGTGGTAACCCCTCCAGGGACTTCTGGACAACGGATCACAGCGATGTATAGTGCTAGCGCACCGACACCTGACGGACTCTCACTGAATCCGGATATCAGTTTACCAACCGGTCAGAGCTCGGGAGGAGCCCCAGAGTTTGATTATGATGGGTATTGGTTCAACCTTGCCACCAATACCTATGCTGCTCTACGGGGCGGGGGTTGGTACAGTGGCCTCAGCAG